ATCTGAATTGCAGAACGAAATCAAGGCATTCAGTAAAGCGGCTCATTTGGCACCCCATTTCATGAATATCCAATCCTCAAGCAGGAAATACCCAAGGACCATCAGCACAAACGGAAGCAGAGCGATGGCGACGGCGTAGGGGATGAGCTTCATTTGTCGGCCTTGTGATCTATCTTGTCCTCGATCTTGTCGAGCTTGACGAAGATCGCCTTGCTGAAGTTCTCAAAGTCAGTTCGCTTGACATAACTGTCAGCCATCATCAGCCGCACGGAAGCAACCTGTGCGCTCAACTCCACGTCGCCCTTCTGCAGTTCGCGCAATCCCTCCCAGACGATCTTCAGGATGAATGCGAAGGCCGCGCCACATCCGGCAATCAGCGCATTGACGATTGTCTGGTCTATCAAGTCGTTACCTCTTTGGCTACGGTAACTTTGCCTGTCACCAGAGCGGTGACGACCGGCTCAACGTCGCCCGAGACAGCCTCGAACTCATAGACGCCCTTGGTCCATGTGACCGCTGCGAGAGCAGCCGCCGTGATGTTTCGCGTGAAGGTCTTGCGTGCAGTGTCGATGACGATGCCGCTGTTCGCGGTGGTCAGGGATAGCAGCACCGTGCCGCCGACCTTGTCCTTGATGTCCTGCCGTGCCGTGAAGTTGGTCAGATCGACCGGGGTGTTCCACTGCACGAATCCGCCGCTAATCCAGGGCTTGAACTCGGCCCCGTTTATCTCGTTCAGTTCGATGCTGGTGGCTCCGAGCACCGTCGCTTCGTGGTACTCGCTGTCCTTGACCTTGGCCGCGTCGGCAACATTGAGGTCGGTCATGCCCTTGACGCCAACGATGCAGACCGGCCAGCCATCGGGGAGGTCCGTGGTATCGACCGTGATGATTGGGGCGCCGGAAGTCACTGAGATGCCGGTGATAGGCCGGCGCACGACGGGCGTTGAACTCCAGCGGATGATGTCGGTGAAGGTCTTGCCTTGAACCAGCGCGATGTCTTTGACTGTGGCCACCTGAAAACCCCTGCTTTTTGATGACCTCATCGTGCCAGAATAGCCAGCATTTTCAGGCAAAGAAAAACCGCCCTGGGGCGGCTTGTTTTACGGGTAGGCTTTTACTGAATGGGGCCGATTGGCGTTGTTATCGCGCCTGTAGTTCGCGTTTGGTCGAGGTCCGAAGTAGTCCTCGAAGTCAGCCAGTCCTTTTGCTGCTTTGTCCATGTTCATGAAATCCGCATCAGGAACGGAATACGCCCGGTAATTGACCCATGCAGCGAGGCGACGGTGATGAACTGAGGAAATTTCAGGCTCGGATGAATCCGTGGTCATTACTGCAGAAGGCACGCGGTACGCTTCCAGCTTGAGCGTAGCTGCTGTCTCAACGATCCGATTGAGCGTCAGCGAATTATCGTCATGGATGAATGCCGAAGGTCTTGATGTCGTGTCGCGCCAGTTCTTGAATAGGCGGTCTTGCTCATATCTGTCGGAAGGGTCGAGCCAATACGTCTGTCCGGCCTCGACAATGCGCGCCGTGCGTATCTCGAATATTCCCGAAGGAACTTCAAATTCGGTGTCACCTGGCACGATGTCGAATTCTTCGGTGACGCGCAGCAAGTTCTTTCGGATGGCGGCTTCTTCTTCGGCCTCGCTAAACCAGCGTGCGAGGTTCTCGAATGAATTCATAGGCGGGGTAACTGTGTCCAGTTCATCCTGCCACCAGTTCTCAATCAGTGTGCCTAGATTCATCCTGGGATTCCGAATCGGTGAATAAGGTTTTGCGCTTCGGTGCGCAGTTTATCAACGCTCTTGCGACCGTCGAGCTTCATGTTGAAATTTCGTTCTGCAAACGTCCTGACGCCTTCTGCATCCATCGTCTGAATGGCGTCAAACGCTTCTTGCACTGCGTTGCTGTCATCGGCCTGCTCTTGAACGACCGGGACAACTGATTCTGCCGGCTCTTTGGTTTTTGAAACGCGGTAAGCATCCGTGTGCTTGAGCATCTTGTTTGCCGTTTCAGAAGGGACGGACTTGATTTGCCCTTTCGCCCATTCGCCGGTGCCATAGGTCACGTCTTTGTTCCGCTCGTGCCTGCCGATGTAGGCGATGTTGATCTCTTGCATGGTTTCTCCAACACCAGCCCGCAGTTAAGCGGGCCGGGTTTAGGGTTGCAGCAGGTTAGACGCCGACGTTATGACCGCGAATAACGAAGTCGTAGATTCCGACTGCGGCATGGTCAGCCGTCGCAGCATTGACCGTCAGGATCAGGTAGGCATCCTTCGGCAACACAACAGGTCGTGATGCCGTGTTGTTTGCCAGGGTGCGGCCAACAGTTGCAGCCAGCGCGGCGTAGAAATAATCGTCGTCTTGCGGCACGGCGGTTGAATCAACACCATCGACATAGGCAAAGCCGAGCTTGTGCGTTGCGCCGACCGAGAAGGCATCCGAGCAAATCGACAAGCAATCAACCAGTTCAATACCGGCAGGAAGCACGCCGAGTCGTACAACATCGGACTGAGCCACGGCTGTAGCCTGGTTGCTATTCACGAAGACGCCAGATGCGTTGGTTTGAAACGTGTAGGTCTCATGCCAGGTATTGCCATGAACATTGGTATTGACAATAGCGGAATTAAGCCCTTTTTTAGTTACAGTAGCCATTTTGTATTACTCCTAAAAAGAGGTTGGCTTAGACGGTCAGGCTGACGGCGGTATCAATCACCATTACGCCGTTGTCCGTGTATTGCATCGAATCACCGTGATCGACGAGGAAGCGGATTTTCGACCGTCCGGCAACTTCACCGATCAGGTACGAATACTGGTTCTCAAAGTCGGTCATTTCTTCAGCCGTGAAGTACGAGCCGCCGCTCATGCGGTGCTTGCCATAGCCTTCGGCCAGGGCTTGCCCACCAAGCAGGATGGCGCGATCTACAGCCCATCCAGTGCCAAGCGCGGGGATCGCGCCTGCCGTCTCGGTTGCCGACGTAGTAGCTGCGCACCATTGAACCGCGTCGCCAGGGTAGAAGCGGATAGGCCGCTGTTGCTTGACGATCAGGATGCCACGGAACAGCAGCGAATCGTTCATGAATACCGGGCAGTTCTTCGCCATCTGCCCACGAGCCACGGCTTGAGCAAGATAGGTGCGGTAGTTGGTACTCTTGACGAACGAGTTGTACTGCTGCGGAGTGACCATCAGCACGCGAACCGGCGAGTCCTGAGCCGCTTTGTCGTCCGGGAATTCCACACCTGGAATCTGGATAACAGCGCTCTCGAGTTCGGTTGCAATCGCATCAACAACGTCGGAGTTGAAAACGTCAGTCGTTGCAATCGTGTAACCACCCGTCGGAACCGACTCGATACCGCTTCCGGTAGAGAGGAAGTGACGATTACGGGTTGGTGCGCGAACGGTATTGACCATCACGTTGGCGAAATTCGCATCAGAAGCAAGCGGGATGCACCAATTCACGTCATTGGCGAAACCGCGAGCGCCAGCTAGATGCACTTGGCACGCCTGGTCGGTGTAACGCGAGAACACGGACAGAGCTTGCTCTTGCGCGAGCTTCTTCAGTTCGTGCGGGGTGCGCTGTTGCGTCATCTCGCCACCGGCAGAGATCGGGAAGCGAGCCTGGTTGATACGCAGACGGTCAGCGGTGAAAGTCATGCGCGACTCGTTGCCGATAGCGACCGCATCGCCCATGATCGGCTGCGCCTGGAAAGGATTCAGCAGGTCGAAAGTGACTTCGCCGCCAGCCTTGACGCTCAAGTCTTGAACGCGAACGATTGGCATTTTGTTGGTGGATTTCCAACGGATTGTGCCTTCGGCGTCAGTTTGCTTGGACATTGGGCCCGACATGCGATTCCAGCCGGTATTACGCTGTAAGTTGGCGGCAAACAAGCCTACCGACTGGAGCACCACACTCTGATCTGAACCAGAGGCAATAGTAGTTTGAGACATTTTGCTACTCCTTTAAGAGGAAATATTTATTAAGCGATGACTGTCTTGTTAATCAGTTGCATGATCTTTTCCGGGGACATGGACATCATTTTTTCCTGCATCGAGCTATACGAAAGACCCGACATGGCTTGCAGTTCGTCGGTCGGCGGGGTTGCTGCCGATGGGATAGACGACATGCTTGCCGGCGGCTTTGTCTTTGCGTTGGCGATGGCCGTTGCGACCGCTTTACTTGCTGACGGTGCAGCAATCTGCGTGGCGTACAGCGGGCCGAACTTGTTGACCGCTTTCGCCAGTGCCACATGGGAAGAATCGCCCTTGGCTATCAGGGCATCGCGCCACATCACAACATCGGCAATGGCTTCGGTGTTGGCTTTCGGATTGGTCGAGTCGAGAAACGGGTAGGCTGCAACCGCTTTCGTCACAGTAACGCTCAGGTTCTCTTGTTCGGCGGCTTGAGCAGCCAGGACGTCACGTTGGGCAAATTCCGCAGACACAACGGCTCGGGTGCGCTGCGTTGCACCTTCCTCAATCAGCGCCTGGATTTTGTTCCATGCGGCAATCTCGCGTTCCGGTTCTTCAAGCAGTTTGGCTTCGGCGTATTCCGATTGCAGTTCAGCTAACTCGTTGCGTGCCGGTTCCGTTTCTTCAGGCGCCTTGTTTGTGGCCTTCAGCGATTCGATCAGCGCCGCCTGTTCTCGTGCGATCTGCTCGTAATGCTTCGCCTGGTCACGCGCCGTCAGCAGTTCCTCGTAAGGGATTGTGTGTTGTCCGTCCCTGGCCAATACAACAGGCGCAGGCGGTTCAGCATCTTCCGTTACTGGATCTTCTACCGTTTCAGTTGCAGGAGTTTCATCTGTCGTTTCAGCGTCGGGCGATTCGCTGATAGTCTCGCCCTCGACCGTGCCGCCGTTGAACACTTTGGCTTGATCGTCTTGCGACAGTTCGAGATACGCGTCCGGGTGCGCCTCGAAGTATTCCATGTCCATCATAATCGCTCGTTCCATCATCAGGAGTGCTCGCCTATCGGCGGGCATCCGGTCACGTATCGCTGTGAGGCGGATAGGTGAGCGGGTAAATCAAATGCCTTCCCTTGCGGGGAAGCGCCTGGGTGTTGGATTGCTCCAACGGTTTCGTTATACCGTTATAGCCAGCATTTTTACCAGTCCAACCAAACGATATTTGTTGCTGTTGTTGCCGCCATGACGCGGTTGCCGGCAACGTACAGAACGGTCCCGACTGGAGGGGCAGTGAACGTCACTGCGGCCTCGTCGCCACCTCCCGTTCGAACAGCGACATTGCCGGCACCACCGACGTACAGTGCCTTGAATTTCAGGACGGTGGTGTCGCTCTTAGTTACTGCGCCGTATCGAACGGCGGATTCTTGTAGAAAGCTCATTGCATTGCTCCTGTCTCGATGCCGGCGTTAATCCCGGCGTCCGGTTCCGGTGTTCGTGGGGGGAAATTCGGGCTTGTGTTTTCAGGCATGGGAACGCCCTGCACGCCTTCCGGCACGCTTGGTATCGCCGTCGGGCCGTTGGCATCCTTGAATCCGGCAGACAACAGCATCTGATCGGCAAGTGGGGCGATTGCTGGCGTCAGCGCGATCTGGTTGCCGGCACTCGTCGCAGAGAACATCGCTTCGACATTCTTTGTCGTCGTCTCCGCAATAACTTTGCGCACCTGGGCGTCAATGAGGGGTTGTTGCTGCTTGATCTTCTGCGCCTCAAGTTCTGCACGGGCTTTGATAAGCGCCTGATCGACGGCCTGCTTGATCTGTTCATCAATCTGTTCGGGCGTATTCGAGCCTTGCTGCTCCTTCAGGGCTTTGATTAGCTCCTGCTGGTACGGCATATCCATCAGAGACAGAAGATACGGCAGCATGATCGGTTGATACTGCGCCGGAGCCGACTTGAACGCCTCGCTGAATGCCGCGAGTTGCTGCTGCTTGAACGTCGCCGCCGTGGGCACGTTGCTGATACCGACTCGCATCTTGATGCGGCTAACGTCGCTGTCGAGGTACTCAATTCCGTCCTCGTCCGTTACGGGGGCGTTGAGTTGAATCGTCCGGTCGTCCTGAATCCCTTTGCCGTCGATGAATACCTGTTCCTGCTTGCCTTGTGTGTCCTCGATGATGAGCGATAGAAGCAGGTCGCCCACCTTTGCGCGCGCCGTCTTGAAATTGTCCATGAGGTCGGCCAGGCTTTGATTGCTCTGATCGACTTGAGCACTGAACTGCACGCCCGATGTCGTGTTGCTGTTCTGTCCTTGGAATTCGCTGTAGATGCCACCGACTCTCCTGATGGCCTCGCGGGTGTCTGCCAAGCGCTGGAATTGCTGCTGCGTAAGTTGAAGGTCGGTATTGACTTTGAAAATGCCGCCATCCCGCATTGCTTTGGCATTGAGCACGATGTCAGCGGCTGGGCTGGCGACTTCCTGCCGGAACTGTTCGTCCGAGCCGATTACCGCGCCTTCTGTGCGCTCTACCCGGCGAGCGGCCATCATCCACTGTGACTTGGAGTGCAAGGCGTTGATCTGGTCTTGCAGGTACATCATGCCGCGAGCGAGCGCATACGGCACGCCAGTACGGTCCTCCCGGTAACCCCAGAATGGCACGTAGGGTATTTCTCCGTGCGAGTGCGGAGAGGGGCCATCGTACAGGCAGTGCGGGCCGAGATACCAAGCGAGGCGTACTTTGCTGACGATTCGCTTCTCTGTTGTCACGATGCCTTGAGAGATGGCTACAGAGTGCGCCGGGTTGTCCTTGTCGTACTCGACTACTCGACCGTCTGGTGAGCGCAGCACGGCCACTCTCGCCCATCTTCTGTACCAGACTTCCATCAGCGCAACGCGGTTGCGGCCTACGTCGCGCCAGTTCGTTTCTTCGATTGACCATGAACGCTCTTGGTCTTGGCTTGCGAACAACTGCGGCAGGTCGCCGCCGTCGTCTGTGCCGACGTAGCCCAGGCCGAAGTCTTTCCATCCTGAAGTCGCGGCACGAATCAGCGGGGAATGGTCGGGGAACAACAGTTCTGGGATGCGCTTATCGAACCACTGCTTTCTGATGATGTACCTGGCGTTCGATAGGTCGGGCTTTGCGTGCCAGTCCCAGAACATTTCATTTCTTGGTACGGCTTCGACTTTGTACGGGTACTTGAATGGGTCTTCCTCGCGTCCGACATAGACCCAACCTAATCCAATGGTGCATTCCGGCTTGAACGCATCGCTGCACGCAGTATCAGCGTGTGATCGGCCTTCGGCCTCGTGCAGCTTTTGGTTGAGAGCATCAGCAACATCAACTGGATCGTCTCTGGATTCCGTTGAAACCTTCCAGTCGCCTCGATTCTTGACCTCCATGCCCAGCACAGACGCGATTACCGGACCCATGAGAGGCTCGATGGCCGGTGGAATGCCTATCGCGGCCATGCGCTGCAGGATTTCCGCGTCAAGCTGGTTGCCGTCGCAGTAATCCGCTTCGCGGTCGGCTTTTACGCGCCATGGCGGCTGTTCGCTTATTTCTTCGATAAATCCGGTCAGTTCAGTGAGCGTTAGCGCGTCCTGGTCTTCGTTTTCGGTCATCATTTATAGTCTCCAGTCGGCGGCAGTGCGCTGCCTGCGCATCGGTGAATTGCTATTTGTTGCCACGGCAAACGAATTCCCGGCATCGGCCACTTGCCCAAATTGCCTGAATGCGTCTGATCCATGTGAATCGTCGTTATGCATCGGGGTCTCGCTCCAGCAGCCGCGTGTTTTGTCCCACTGCTTGCGGTAACCGGTCAGCCGCTTGATGCCCTTTTCGCACGCTGTCTCATCGAAGATGCAGGAGGCGAACTGCCTTCTGGTAGCCTGGATGCCGGCCATGATCTGTGTCACGCGCGAGACGACAGTGAAATCCTGTCCTGGCAGCAGTTCTTCCAGCATTTCCCGGATTGATTGATTGTTGTCCGGGTCTTTGCCGATGCGTTTGTGATCGGCCTCGTGGGGTAAATAGTGGGTGCCGTAGATATGGCCTTGTTTTTGCAGGTATTCCGCGTAGTGGTCGAGGTCTTCGCCGCTGGCTTCGTAGTAGCCGATCATTCGGTTCTCTGGTCCAACTCTCTGATGCAGCCAGATCGTCGTCATGTCGCCCTTGCCGATGTCCCAAAAGGTATTGACTGGTGCGCTGATCTTCGGCAAGCGTTCGAGGAACCTGCCAGCGAGACGGGCATCCGTGATCTGTGTTGCGTAGTAGCAGCCTTCCATGCTCACGGCGAATGCTTCGTCCGGGTAGCTTGGGTACTCTTGCCACATAAGCGGGGCATCGTCGGCAAAGTCGCTGCGCCGGGTCGCCACGTACCATGCTCGCTTATCGTCTGGTATCGCGCGCCTGATGATTGACTCAACACGCCGAAAATACGCTTTGTCTTCGTCGCTGATCGAGACAAGCGCCGGGTCAATACGGTACTCGTCCGCATCCCACCAGCTAAAGAAGTGGAATTTGTAGTCCTTGGGGCTGAGTGTACGGCCTGAATCGCTGGCGGCCTTGCTGATCTGGCACAAGTCGAAGAAAGCGCCGTCCTGGCCTTCCGCGGTGCTCTCAACGATCAATACACCATTCGCGGGAACTGCTGGCACGCTGCCGGTGAGAACCTCACGGGCTTTCAATGGGTACTTTGCCGCGATCTTGCCAAGCTCACTGACGTGCAATCGGTGGATTGTTCCAGACCGCATTGACGTTGCCACTCGAATCGTCGCGCCGTTATGCCCGAATACCAATTCCGTTGCGGTCTTTTTCGTTACTGGGAACTGCGCCTTGAGCGCTGCTGGTAGGTTCTCATACGCGAAGACAACCTTGGTGCGGAATATTTCTTCCGCAGATTCGCGTTCATGAGCCACGATCCCGCAATAGATAGGGCCGTCCGAAAACAGCGCCGTATCGAGCCACAGGATTGATATGAGCGTCGTTATCCCGCGCTGCCGTGCTTTAAGCACTAGATTTCGGTGCCATAGCGTGTCGATCAGTTGCGCTTGAACGACATTCGGTACGAACTGCACAACCAGGTCATCGTCGCCGTCGCCCTTCGTGATGATCTTGTAGAGCGTTTCAATGCGCCGGCGCGGGTCGCTGAGCACCGATTTCAAAGCGTCAAGTTCTTGCGCGGTGACGCTAGACATTACGCGGCCCTATCACTGATCCGCCCAAGGCTTTCAGTAGTTCGCGTAATGGGTCGGCTGTTTGCGCGTTGTCCTTCTCGTACAATCCTTGAACTTTAGCGGCTTTGTCGAGCGCACTGTTCTTATCCCAGAACTTGTATTTGATGACACCCTTTTCATCCACCTCGAACGAGGCGACCGCGGCGGCCGTTGCTGCGTCAAGCTCGTGAAGCATCTTGATGCGGCCATCGGTGTGCATGATGTTGCGCGGATCGGAGAATGCCAATCGGCTGACTTCTCGAATGGTTCGGTCGGTGCTCAATTCATGATCGAGGATTATCTGCGAGCGCCTTTTGCTAACTTCTAGCGAAACTCTAGAGTCTTTGAGCAATTTTGCGCCAGTTACGCCAGCGGTCTTTGCACTGTATCCCGCACTGATAGCGGCTTGCGAGGCATTGCAACCATTAGCAAAAAACGCTTCAACGAACGCATGGCGCTTATCCTCTGCTGATGCCTTAGAGGTTCCTGCCTTAGTCCGCTTGATCGGCTTCTTTTCCACGCGACACTCCCAATAGTCTCAATCCGTGCAGGGTAGCGAAATAGCCAGCATTTTCTCTTGCGCATTGTTCATCAGCATTCGCTTATATAAGCGATTCTGTATATACCATTATTGTATTAGTAGTTGCTAATATTCTAATATTCTGAAATGCTAATGTTTGTGAGTTTAGCCGTGATCCGTGTCCCCTGACCCCATAGACTATTGGGTTGTGCTTCAGGGTACTGCACTGTATTGCCAGCACACCGTATCGTGGTGTCAATCGCCTGCCGCCCGATGTTTCTGTTCCGGCGTCGAGTTGCTGAGTTTGTCAGCGTTGTCAGTACATAGCTGGTTTGTTGCGACTGACGATTTACAGTCGCGGGCTGGATCATGGCCCCAGTGTCGCCTGATTTGTTCCGATCTGGCCAGGCTTGGCCGCTATATCGTTCTTGGTAGGCTTTCCCTACATGGCCCGGAGTG